ATCGTAAATGCTATTGAATGTGATTATCTTTATATTAATGCTTCAGATGAACGGAATATCGATTTGGTTAGAGACAAGTTGAAGAACTTTGCTTCTTCGATTGGTTTTAAACCTAATAAAATAGTAATCTTGGATGAGGCTGATTACTTAAATGTAAATTCAGCTCAACCTGCTCTACGTAATCTTATGGAGACATTCTCTGCTCATTGTCGATTCATCTTGACTTGTAACTATGTTGAGAAGATTATCGAACCGATACAGAGTAGATGTCAGACATATAAAATTATTCCACCATCAAAGAAAGATGTTGCTGTTCATGTGAAGTATATATTAGAAGCAGAGAACATTAAGTTTGATTTGGATGATTTAGCTCTTGTTGTAACTGCTGGTTATCCTGACTTACGAAAAGTCATCAATGACTTACAGAGACAGACAATTGATGGTCAATTAAAAATTGATAAAGATGGGATGTTGCATAATGAGTTCAAACTTCAGTTCTTGGATATGATAAAACAAGGTCTTGATTTGAGAACTATTCGTAAGTTTGTAGCTGATAGTAACTTTACAGATTACACAGAGCTGTATCGTTTTCTATATGATGAAGTAGAGAATATTTCTGTGGAGAAACTACCAGAGATTATCGTTGATATATCAAATGGTTCATATCAAGATGTGTTGGTCGTAGATAAAGAGATAAACTTTATGGCTACCATCTCTAACATACTTAGGAGAATACAATGAGTACGAAACCAATGAAACCTTTACCAAAAGCAAATGTTCAAGTTGATTTGAGTGATGCTGATACAATGAAATGTCAATCATGTGAAAATCCAGTTTTCATACAAGGTTATATTATAAAGAAAATTTCAGTAATAGTTTCACCAACGGGTAAAGAGGTTATTGCACCGATTCAAGTTTTTAATTGTGGAAATTGTGGTGAAATGTTACCTTTAGCGGATTTAGATGAACTTATTTAGTTGGATAGATGAACTATTCGTCAAGAAAAGACCTTGGGATAGTTTTTCGGAAGCAGAACAAAAGAAGTTTAGTCCGTTTATGGTCAATCGTTATTTAAGTATGAATAATGATTTTTTACCAATAATAAATCATTTTCAGAAATTAACTATTGAGGCGATGCCACCTTCTGCCGTCTATAGGTTTTATTGTTCCTTACTTCCAAAAAAGAAAACTTATTTAAAGTATCTTAGTGGTAAGAAGAATAAAACAAACGAGAAGGTTGTCCCTTTCATACAAGAATATTTTGAGGTAAGTAAATTACAGGCAAGTGAATATTATAAACTTATGACTACTGATGATATTAAATTTTTGGTTAAAAAATACGGTAAAACAGACAAAGAAATAAAAGGAATGAAAATTAGATGAATAAATTATTAATGGCATTAGGTATATCATTACTAGGTCATATATGGGCATGGTTTCATATGCAAGGACAATTTAAATATGAATGGGCAAGGTCTTTATGGTGGGTTGGTTTTGGTGGAGTACCAATTAGTTTTGCTTTCTATTATGGAACTAGATGGTATTATGAATACTTTGGGAATTATTGGTATGTCAGACCAATTGGATTTGGTATGGCAACTTTGATTTTTGGTATTTTAACTTGGTTAATATTAGATGAGTTGCCAGATACGAGAACAATAATTTGTTTGTGTTTATCAGTTATTATTATTATATTACAATTATCACATTTAATTATAAAATAGGAAAAGTTATGAGTATAAGAGAAAGAGTAATAGAAGATCCTGCTAGTGATCCTGAAAGAAGACAAATTTCCGTTATGGGACAAATGGAAAAAGAATGGCCTGAGATGACGGCAGAGTTTAAAAAAATACAGAAAGAACAATATGAGTTGTTTTTACGTAAACAACATGATTACGGACCAGGTAACATATCAGTTGGAACTAATCTACAAACTCCAGAAGAGATAAAGTTATCACTTACGGGTTTATGGTTTAGAATGAATGATAAATTACAAAGAGTTAAAACTCTTTTGTTGGGTGACAAGACACATGCTGTACAAGATGAACCATTAGAAGATGCTTATCTTGATGTGTCTAACTATGGAATTATGGCTACATTAGTTAGCCGAGGTAAGTGGGGTAAATAATGGAAGGTTTATTACATTATACATCAGATTGGTGGTTTGTGTTAGCTATCATGGGAATGATATGGATGACAGATTTAATTGATTATATTATAGATAAATGGAGTAAAAAATGATGGAAAGACATTGGGGAGAAAAACAAAAACCAGTTAAGAAGATAGCTGGAGAAGCTATTGAAAAACACATAGCAGTTCAAGATAACAAGATTTATTTTTATGCTGGTGTTAACAGAAATGCTTGTAGTGAGTTGAATAAAAAGATAAGTGAATTAGAAACTAAAGCTATAACTTTAAGTAATAATCTTGATGTAGATGCACCACCAATAAAAATATTTATCAATTCTGGTGGTGGTTCAATTGTAAGTGGTGTTTCATCGATGGATACTATTTTAAGATGTAAAGTTCCGGTGTGGACATACGTGGATGGATTTGCTGCAAGTGCAGCTACATTTATGTCAGTTGTTGGTGATCACAGATTCATGAGTAGAAATTCTTATATGTTAGTACATCAGTTATCTACATCTTTTTGGGGAACTTATGCTAACTTTGAGGATGAGAAACAAAATGTTGATTTGATGATGAAGTCAATAAAAAGAGTGTATGAAGAATATACTAAGATACCGATGAAAAAACTTGATGAAATATTAAAACACGATTTAATGTGGGATGCTGAAACTTGTTTAAAATATGGAATGATTGACGAAATTATATAATGGCACATATATCACATAGTCAGTTTACTACCTATAACGATTGTAACCTTAAATGGAAACTTCGTTATATAGATAAGTTAGGAACTTTTGTTGGTAACATACATACTCTTTTTGGAACTTCTATGCACACCGTGATACAAGAATATCTTTCGGTAATGTATAATAAATCCATTGTGGCTGCTGATAAACTAGATATGGAATCTCGGTTAAAAGAAGAGATGGTTGCGGAGTTTACCAAAATAAAAGAAGGTCAAGGAGTCTTACCTTGTACTCAAGAAGAGATGATGGAATTTTATCTAGATGGTATGGCTATATTACAACACTTCAGAAAATATCGTAATAAATACTTTATGAAACAAAATTGGGAGTTGGTTGGAGTAGAAGTTCCAATTGTCAAGGATGTTCAAGTAGGTGTTGATGTGATGGGATACTTGGATGTCGTATTAAGAAATAAAATATCTGGTAGAGTAGTTATCATAGACCTTAAAACTGCTACTCGTGGATGGACGAATTGGCAAAAGAAAGACTTTAATAAGAAATCTCAGTTGTTGATATACAAGAAGTTTTATTCTGAATTATTTGATGTCCCATTAGATAAGATTGATGTCTACTTCTTAATACTAAAAAGAAAGATAGCGAAGAATCCTGACTTCCCTATTACTAGATTACAGAAGTTTGAACCAGCAAATGGAGTTCCAAGTATCAACAAGACAATGAAGAAATTCGAAGAGTTTAGAACCGAAGTTTTCGATGATAGTGGAAATTATTTATTAGAAAGAAATTATACAGCAAAACCTGGCAAAGCCTGTAAGTTTTGTGAATTTTATAACACGGAGTATTGTGAATGGGGGAAAATCCTCTAAAAGTAGGTATTGTCGGTAGTCGTAAATACGAAAACCGAAATAAAATAAAAGAATTTATCTTTAAATTAAAACAAGATAAAGGTAATGATACTATAATAGTAAGTGGTGGATGTCCAAAAGGAGCTGATTTTTATGCTAAGAAATATGCTCTTGAACTAGGATTACAATATGAAGAATATCCACCAGCACATCAAGCTCATAATCTATATTGTCCTTTTCAAGAAAGAAACTATGGTAAACCTTATAGTGTAAAAAACTTCTTTGCTCGTAATAAACAGATAGCTATACATTCAGAGTATGTAGTTGCGTTTATTCCAAGAGGAGTTAAGTCCAATGGTTCTATGTCTACCATAAAATATGCTAAGAAATTTGGAAAAAAAACTCTTGTTATTGATTAATTTATATATTTATATATACGAGTTATAACAACAAGGAATAGGTTATGAAGAGAGATAATTTAACAAAATTAACATCTGTCAAAATAATTAAGTCTTTATATGAAGATTTTAAATTTAGGACAGTTAATTCATCAATGAATTTACAAAAGTTAGTCAATCGTTCTATCCATCAATATGTACAAGATAATGTTATTAGAGAGCAGATAGAGAGTTATGATAAATTACATTTAAGTGGGAGTCAGTTCTAATGATGCAATTAAGAGAAAATATTATTAAAGCTCTTATTGATAAATTTGAAGGTGAAATATCCGCTCATAAAATAAATGTAGAAATTATGCTGGAAAATACTGTTGGTGTTGGGGATCATCCTAATATTACAGAAACGATTGAACAAGAATTAGAGATAATTTCAAAATATGATGATAAACTTAATGTTTTAACAAAATATTTTACAGATAAAAATTTTAAGAAAAACAGTAAGAAGGTTCTGAATGGCTA